AATGCTCGCACTCCTGATCGAAAAGAGGCTCAACCATGAATCTGCGTGAACTGGAAGCCCAAGCTGATTTTCTGGCCCCGGTGATCGCCGCTGCAGTGGCGAAGGCTTTGGCCCCGCTGCAAGAGCAGTTGAGCCAGAAGGAGCAGCAGATTCAAGCGCTGCATGACCGCATTAATGAGCTGCCGGCGCCTGTCACACCAGAACCAGTCGACCTGGAAGCACTGGCAAAGGCCGCAGCTGAGCTGATCACGCTGCCAGAGCCAGTTCCCGGAAAAGACGCTGAGCCGGTTGATTTGGAAGCCCTAGCAAAGGCCGCGGCTTCCCTGGTGGTCGTGCCAGAACCGGTAGCAGGCAAAGACGCGGAACCAGTGGATTTGGAAGCCCTGGCTAAGGCCGCTGCGGCACTCGTAGAGATACCAGAACCAGTACCAGGCAAAGACGCGGAACCAGTGGATTTGGCTGCCGTAGCTGCACTCGTGGAAGTGCCAAAGCCTGCCGAAGTTGACATGGCCGCCGTAGCTGCACTCGTCGCGGTACCCGAAATAGACCTAGGGTCACTTGCCCGGGCAGCTGCCGCGCTTGTGCCGGCGCCAACCCTACCGCAACCGGAACATGGTCGAGACGCGCTCGACTTGGAAATTTTGCCAGCTATCGACGAAGCGAAGCAGTACCCGCGCGGCACCTATGCAGCTCATCGCGGCGGCCTGTGGAAGTCGTACGAGCGCACCAACGGCTTGCGAGGCTGGGAGTGCATCGTGGAAGGTATCGACAGCGTGACCGTCACACAAGATTCAGTGCGAGAATTCACCGTAACACTGAGCAAATCGAGTGGAGCGTCGGCGGTACAGAAATTCAGCCTGCCGGTCCAGGTTTACAAGGGGGTCCACCGAGACGGCGAGGAGTACGAAGCGCACGACACGGTAACGTGGGGAGGCAGCGTATGGGCATGTAAAGAAGCGACCACGGACAAACCTGGCGCAAGTGAGCACTGGCAGTTGGCAGTCAAAGCCGGCCGCGCTGGCAAAGACCTACGTGAGAACGCCAGCACCTTCGACCCCTCCAAGGGGGTCAAGTTATGATGTACGTGACGCTCGCACGGGCGAAGCAGCACCTGAACATGGACCACGACCTCGACGACACGCTGATCGAGGCGTATGTCCAGGCAGCGTCCGGTGCCGTGAAAAACTACCTGAAGTCCGCGAGCCCGTACGAAGTCGAGCGAGACAGCAACGACGATCCCGTGCTCGACAGCTCTGGCGATCCGACGTACGTCGAGGACAGTAACGGCGACAAACAGATCAAGTTCGAAGTGCAAGCGGCCGTATTGCTGATGGTCGGTTTCCTGTACAAAGACCGTGACGAGAACCCGGATGATGCGTTTGCCCAAGGCTATCTACCTAAGCCCGTCACCGCGCTGTTGTACCCCTTGCGCATGCCGGCCCTCCAATGAGCCGCGCCGGCCAATACCGCCACCGGGTGGATATTCAGGACTGGACGCCAGTGCGCGACGAGGAAACGGGTGCGTTCACGGAGCAGTGGGTTACGGTCTTCACCGGTGTACCCGCGCGCATCGCCCCGGCCAGCGGTCGCGAGTTCCTCGCCGCGGCAGCGATCCAGTCGGAGATTATCGGACGCATCGTGATCCGCGCGCGGCCCGGGTTGAAGCCTCGGCAGAGGGTGCTGCATAAAGGTCCGGCCGACGAAGTGCTCGGGATCTACAACGTGCATGCGTGGTTGCCGGATCCAGAGAGTGGGCGCGATTACCTGTCTGCGCCCGTCTCGATCGGCGTGAACGATGGGCAGTGATACCTACGTCTGCATCGCTTCCGGCCCCAGCCTCACCGCTGCCGACTGCGAACTCGTGCGCCAGTCGGGCCTGCCGACGATCGCCGTCAACAACTCGTGGCAACTGGCCCCATGGTGCGACCATCTCTACGCTGGCGACCTTGCATGGTGGGACGCGAACGCCGCAGACGTGCCGCCTGGCCCGAAGCGCTGGAGCTGCACCCGCCAGGCAGTGGCGAAGCACGGGCTGAATTATCACGAGGCATGGGGTGAGTACAACTCTGGGCTTCGCGCCATTGAGCTGGCGTTCAAACTGGGCGCCGAGCGCGTGCTGCTGCTGGGCTACGACTGCACCGTGGTAGCGGGCACACACTGGCACGGCGACCACGCAGACACAAAGAACCCTACGGAGGATCTGTGCCGCAAGTGGCAGGCGCAACACGGGCGGTTGCCGCAGCGGGCGCAGGTGGTGAACTGCAGTCGAGAGACGGCGCTGACAGTGTATCGGCTCGGGTATTTGGAAAAAGAGTTGACAGGTGCGGCAACGGATAATATTATCGCCCCAGCAGAACGGAAAGGCCGGCCAGCCGACCCAAGTATGCGGCAGTAGGTAGACGCAGAGACGGTGGAGCTTGATACCTCAGGCTGTCGAACGCGAGACAACCGGTACCCGGTCGGACCTATGAAGCTAGTCGAGTATCACCTCGGCAACGGGGGACAAATTTCAGACTTACCCAGTCACATCCGTTAGGGAATCAGGGTTCCGGTAGAAGGTGACACTAGACCGGCTGTCCTAGGCACGTAGCAGCGCCGTTATCGTCTGGCGCGGTAGGCCCCTAGGAGGTAAACGATACGAGGACTCGGAGCCTCGCTAAAAATTCCGAGGCCTATTAACGGAGGGTTGGCGAAGCGGTCCAACGCACCGGGTTTTGATCCCGGCATTCCAAGGTTCGAACCCTTGACCCTCTACCAAACACGACCAGGTAGTGTAATTGGCAACATGCCGGCCTCCAAAGCCGTGCGTTCTAGGTTCGAGTCCTAGCCTCGTCGCCAGTACGACCGACGCCACCGACCCGGGCCCGCAGATGCGGCAAACAGTTCTCAGTGATAACAGTTTCACCAGATGTAACGCTTGATCGGATTCACCCTCCCGGGTATGCCCGGCTCGGCAGACAGGCGTTACATCTGGTGAAATTTAAAAGTCCGATAAGGTCCTTTTACGTCCGAGCTCGGTTATTTCGCCAAACCTTTCCCATCGCCGCCCTTTGCCCGCCTCCCCGCGGGCTTCTTTTTACCAGGAGCGCCACAGTGGACTACGAAGCCCTGCTCAAGAAATACATGCAGCACGTCCGCGACTGCGAAAGCATTGACTACGTGGATCATATCGGCGATTTCTGCTCTGACGTAGAGTTCACGCAGGAAGAACGAGAGGAACTGGAGCGCATTTCCGAGGATCAGCGCGCATGATCATCCATGGAATGTTGGGCCTCGGCGATAATCTCTTTGAACGCCCGTTCATCAAGGCGCTACCGAAGCCGGTCTACCTCTCGACACCTTGGCCGTTTATTTTCCACGACATCCCGGGCGTCCATTTCCTTCAGCCCCAAACCAACCTCCGCACCCAGTCCAAAAACATCGCCCGCCACACCTCTTGGACGATGCCACCAACGCGCCAACCGACCCGGCAGATCCGCTACGGCGCCGAGGGCATCATCCCCGGCATGACGGCGAGCTTCGGCGTTGCGCCAGGTGCGTTCGACCTGCCGCCGCTGCCAGCGTCGCCCGAGTCCGGCCCATACGTGGTCGTGCGGCCTGCGACGGTGCGCAGCGAGTGGCGCGCCGATACGCGGAACCCTGATCCTGTATACATCGCACGAGCCGCAGAAGAAGCGATTCGCAGAGGCTACCGAGTGATCAGCGTGGCGGACTTGCAAGAGGGCGCTGAGTGGGCCGTCGAGCCGCTGCCGCACGCCGACGTTCGCTACCACAAGGGCGAACTCCTCGTTGAACAACTACTGGCACTCGTGCAGGACGCTGCGGCAGTGATCGGCGGTATCGGCTGGCTAGTGCCTGCCGCGCTTGCTGCGCGCGTGCCGGCCTGGATCATCTGCGGCGGGCAGGGTGGGTTCAACTCTCCGCAGCAGATTTGCCCGCCCGAGAGTACAATTACGTTTGCCGTGCCGGATCGCATGTGCGGTTGTAGGCTCAAACAACATGACTGTGACAAGAGGATTTCTGATTATGACGCAAAGCTTACCGCGTGGGCTGACAGATGCCTTCCTATGGTCACCGGAGCAGAAACGCGGTTGGCATAGTCGCCCCGCCATGCGGTACGAGGGCCAATACTTCGAGCATTACCGCAAGTTGGACGCCACACCAATGGGCGCGCTGTTGACCAAAGCGCGACTTGAGCTGGTCAGTAAGTACTACGAGCCGCGCCTCGGCGTGGATATCGGCATCGGCGGCGGTCGCTACGTCGAGGAGTCCCGAGGCTGCGGCTTCGATGTGTGTGACGATGCCGTGAACTGGCTGCACACGGGAGACTGCTACCTCGACCCGTATGCCGGCCCTGTTTCCGCTATCACATGCTGGGACAGCCTGGAGCACATCCCTGATCCAGAAGCACTATTGGCGCAGGTCACAAAGTGGTTGTTCGTTTCCCTACCGCTCTGTGAGACGGCGGAGGAGTGGCAGGAGTCGAAGCACTTCAAGCCCGGCGAGCATCTGCACTACTGGTCGCTAGGGGGCTTTGTGAATTGGTGCGAGGCGCAAGGGTTCCAACTGATGGAAGCGAACCACGCGGAATCCGAGCTGGGCCGCGAAGGCATCACGTCATTCGCTTTTAAACGCATAACCGGAGAGTAAGATGAACGACAAAGAAATCGAACAAGAGATCCAAGCCAAAGGACTGACTGCGCCGCGTGTAACGCCTGCAGATCTGCAGGCCAATATCGTGGATTGCTACTACTTCACCGGTAAGGATGGCGCTCTTGGCGCGCTGGAACCATTAACCCAATTGACCGGCTATCACAGCCAGTTAGGGCTGCTGACCTTCTGCGTCCTGGTGCTGAAGAACGGCTTCACTGTCACCGGCGAATCGGCCTGCGCCAGTCCTGAAAACTTCGACGCCGAGATCGGCAAGAAGATCGCCCGTCAGAACGCCGAGCAGAAGATTTGGCCGCTCATGGGCTACGCACTAAAACAGAAGCTTCACGAATCAGCCTAAACGGCTGACGCACAGCTCGCAGCTACCAATGCCGAAAGGTACGTGCTGCGGGCTTTTTGTTATACTCAGCCCAACCGAGGGCCTGACCATGGCAGACTGGATCACCTACAAGCTGAAAGGCGCTGAAGAGCTCAGCCGCAAGTTCCGCACGCTTCCTCAGGAACTTCAGCGGGAAATTGTCGTGCCAGCTGCCAAGGAGGCCATGGCCGTCGTACTGGCCGCAGCGAAGGATAACGCCTCGCGCCTCGATAACCCGGAAACGCCGAACTATATCCCGAAGAACCTGGACCTGATCGAAGACAAAAAGTACTTCGAGGAGACAGGCTCGACGAAAGTTTCGGTCGGCGTCCGCAAGCGTAAACGCGGAGTCGGCGGAGGCAACACATATTATGCTGCCCTATTCCTGGAGCTCGGGACGAGCCGCAGTCGGGCGTTTCCGTTCATGCGCAACGCCCTGTCACAGAATCAGCAGGCGGTGTTTCAGGAGTTCCTGAGCGTTGCAAAATTCAGGCTCGTTGAACTGGGGCTCACTTGATGGACACACCATTTTTCGTCGTATGTAAAGCTGATCCAACCGTCCAGGCGCTGCTCGGCGGAGCACTGCCACGGATTTACCCCTTTGGCGCCGCGCCTCAGGACGTCGTCAAGCCCTACGTCGTGTACCAAAGTGCAGGCGGGTTCCCCTTCAACATGCTGAACTGCCGCCCCGACGCTGACAGCCAGGATCTGCAAGTCGACGTTTATGGACTGACCACTCAGTCAACCGTAACCGTGGCGAAAGCGATTCGGTATGCCGTGGAGACGAACTGCAACATCACTTCGTACCGAGGAACGACCCGCGAGGAAGATACGAAGCTATACCGCACCGGTTTTGACCTCACGTGGCTGGTCGATCGTAGTTGACACACGCGACAACCTGAGCTAACCTACACTATTTGCCTCGCCGCTACGGCGTGCTATCCTTGCGCGGACACTACCCACTCCGCACGAGGCTACATCATGACCATCAAGGCCCAAGGCTCAGACCTGGTTGCCATTGACCCCGCCACAGGCACTCTGTTGGATGTGGGTTGTATCACTTCGATTGACGGTATCGACACCGCCATCGACCAAATCGAAACGACCTGCCTTAACGACCAGGCGCGTACATACGAAGCTGGCTTAGCCACTCCGGGTGCGGCTACGTTCGGTTTGCAGTTCGATCCAGCTGACCCGGCGCATGTCCGCCTGCACCAGCTGAAGACCGCAGGCACCACGCTCAAGTGGGCGATCGGTTTTTCTGACGGCACCGCCCTTCCAACCGTCGGCACCGATAGCTCCGGCGAAGACGAGTTTGTGTTGCCTCCGACCCGCAGCTGGATCGTGTTCGAAGGCTACATGAACTCCTATCCGTTCACCTTTGGCTTGAACACCATGGTCACCTCAACTGTAGGCATCCAGGTTTCCGGCGAGCCGGTTCTCATCCCTAAGTCGTCGAGCTAATCCATGTCCTTGAATCTTAAAGACCTCGTGGCGGCCGGCGCGTTCGTTAGCGCCACGCAGCCGACCGTCAAGCGTGAAATCGTTTGGCACAACGTCGATGGCGAGCCGCAGAAAGCTGATATCTGGGTTCGCCTGGCGTCCTACCACACGATCACCAATACGTGGAAGGCGGCCGAAGGCACGCAGGAACATCTGGCTGCCCGGATCGCCACCATGGTGTGCGATGAAGAAGGTGCGCCGATCTTTACCATTGGCGACGTGCTCGGCACGGCTGATCCGTCCCGCGGCCCGATCTGCGACACGCTGTTCCTGGCTCTGATCACTGCGGTGAACGAAGCCAATTCGGGAAAGAAGAGCCCCCCGAAGACTTCTGGTTCGAATTAGTCCTGAACGGTGTCGGCGGTCGCACGATCGCCGAAGCTCAGCAGAACCTGACGTTAATCGAGGCGCGGCAATGGGTTCAGTACATTCGGCGTCACGGGGGCTTGAACATTGCTGAACGTGTTGAACAGTCCGCCGCGTTGATCTGTAGCACCGCCGCGCAGCTGATGGGCAACAAGAAAGTAAAGGTCGCCGACTTCATTCCTAACCGGGAAGCCGACGACGAGCTCAGGTACGCGACACCGCAGGACTTCTTACGTGTGCTGCAAGCATCGAAAAGGTGATATGAGTGGCAACTAGCAGTCTCGGGCAGCTCACAATTGACCTAGTCGCGAATACTGCGGGCTTCGAACGCGGCATGACGCAGGCCGAGCGTGCGCTTGCCTCCGCCACACGTGAAGCCAAGAAGCAGGGCGACGCACTCGACCGCTTGATCGGCCAGATCGACCCCACCGTGGCTGCCTATGGCCGCCTTGACAAGATGGAGCAGCAGCTCAAGGCACACCGTGACGCCGGCCGCTTGCCGACCGATGACTACAACGCGTACTTGGCCAAACTCAACGAGACCCGCAAGGCAGTCGAAGCCACGGGTGCCGTAGTCGGAAAGTCCGCCAAACAATTCGATGCCAACGGCCTCAGCGCCAAACAACTGGCCGCGAATCTTCGTGGCGTACCGGCGCAGTTTACCGACATTGCCGTTTCGCTCCAGGCCGGGCAGAACCCGCTAACGGTCCTGCTGCAGCAAGGCGGCCAACTCAAAGACATGTTCGGCGGCATCGGCCCAGCAGCGAAAGCGCTCGGCGGATACGTAATCGGACTCGTGAACCCCTTCACCGTGGCTGCAGCCGCCGCAGCTGTGCTGGCCCTGGCGTACAAACAAGGCAGCGACGAGACGACCGCGTTCAGCAGCGCGCTGGCGATGACGGGGAACACCGCCGGGACAACCACGAGTCAGCTGTCGGCACTGGCCGAACAGGTTTCGGCAACCGGGGGGACCGTAGGCAAAGCTGCATCTGTGCTTGCCCAACTGGCCACGTCGACGCGCATACCCAAGGAGGCTTTCGAGGGTATCGCCGTAGCAGCAATTGCTTTCGAAAAAGCGACAGGACAAGCGGCAGAAGAGACCGTTAAGAATTTTGAGAAGATCGCCAAAGACCCTACGGCGGAAATTCTTAAGCTCAACGAGTCGATGAACTTCTTAACTGCGTCGACCTACGAACAGATCAGGGCCTTGCAGGAACAGGGCAACGTGCAGCAGGCCGCACAGTTAGCCAATGAAGCCTACGAGGGCGGCCTTGCGCGAACGGCGGCCTCCGTGCAGAAGAACCTGGGCGTCCTCGAGTCAGGCTGGAATGCGGTCAAGAGCGCAGCTAAAGCCGCGTGGGACGCGGCTCTGAATATCGGGCGACAAGACACGCTTGACGAGCAGATCAAGAAACTTGACGAGCAGCTGAATGCGATCGCCAACGCACGGAAACTAAATAAAGGCGACGGCTTCAGCAATCTTGCTCCGGACGATAGTTTCCGTGAAGAACAATTGCAGGCGGATAAAACTCAGAAACTCATTCTTAAAAACGAGGAAGATCGCCGTACTGCGGCAAAAGGGTTTCAGCAGCAGCAACAGGCTGCGGCACTGCACGATCAGGTTGAGTTAGACAAGCTCCGCAAGGAGACTGAGTCGAATGCCGACAAACGCGCTCGAGAGCTGGGCCAGTATCGTGAACTGGTCGAACGTCGCGTAACTCAAGCACGCGTCACGGGCGACAAAGCTTTGCTGATCAGCGCACAGCAGCAAGCGAAAGATATTGCGGCGATCAATGAGAAGTACAAAGACCCGAAAGTCGCGAAGACGCCTGCTGTTCGCGAAGACGCCGGCCAGAAACTATTAGGCACCCTGCGCGAGCAAGCTGCCGCGCTGCAGCTTCAATCCGACTCGATCGACGAGCAAACAGGGAAGTATAAAACGCTCGGAACGCAGGCGAAAGCCTTAGCAGAGTTTGAGCAACGCATCGCTGACATCAAATCAGTCGATGTGCAAACTGCCGACCAGAAATCGCTGCTGGCTAGCGAGGCGCTGATCACGGCGCAGCTGAAACGCAACGTGGCGCTGGAACAGGAAGTGGCCGCACGCAAGAAGGCTACGGAGGAAGCCGGCAAACTGGCGGCGTTCCAAGAGAACCAAGCGTCGAAACTGAACACGGCGCAAGACGGCCTCGACGCGCAACTGACCGGCTTGGGTCAAGGTGAAAAGCTGCGCGAACGCCTCAAGGAAGAC